GCGGGCTCGGCGGCTGGAGCAAGGTGTTCATCGCGCGCGGCGCCCGCGTGATCGGCGTCGACCTCGTCGCACAACCGAAGTACCCAAGCGGCGCGGAGTTTCTCCAGGCCGATTGTCTCACCCTCGACGGCGCGCAATTTCGCGGCGCCGCGCTCGTCGTCGCGAGCTCGCCCTGCGATCAATTCTCGCCGTTCGCCATGCCCTGGACGCGCAAACGCAACCCGCCGTACCCGCACGACGGGATCGCCCTGTTTCGCGCGGCCGAACGGATCGCGCGGGAGGCCGGCGCGCCGCTCGTGCTCGAGAACGTGCGCGCCGCGCAGGCCTTCGTCGGGCGCGCCGTCACGCACGTCGGGCCGTTCTACCTGTGGGGCGACGGGATCCCGGCCCTCGTCCCGGCCGACGTCGCGCGCAAAAAAAAGGAATCGTACGGCAGTAAGCAACGGGCCGAGCGCGCCGAGATCCCGGCCGGCCTGGCGACGGCGATCGCGAGGTTCTATTGATGCCCATGCGCCCGCCGACCGGCCGCGGCCTCGAGGCCCGTCACGAACGCGATAACGCGCGGCGCAATTTCGCGATGCGTCGGTTGTACTCAACCCGTCGCTGGGAATTGCTCCGCGCGCGCGTCCTCGTCGAGGCGGCGTATCGGTGCGCGTCCTGTCCGTACGTCGGCCTCGAGCTCGACGTCGATCACCGGATCCCGCACGGCGGCGATCTCGCGCGCTTCTGGGATCACGGCAACCTCCAGGCCTTGTGTAAGCCGTGCCACCGCAACAAAACCATGAGAGGCGAGTAAATGACCACCGCGTCCCGCCCCCCTGACGACACCCCGCGATTAGCCTGCAACGCGCCTGCGCCTGATCGATCAGGCCGTCATTGTGACAAGCCGAAGGCGCACGCTGATGATCACTGGACTTACGGCGGGCATGGGTTGACGTGGCCGCGAACGATTCATGCTGCGCCCGTCGCCCCTGACGACACCCCCACACGCCAAGCCTACGAAGCCCTGCGGCAGCAATACAACGCGGCTGTGGCCGACGTCTCCCGTCTCCAGCAGGAGAACGCCCTCCTCCGCAGAAGCCTCGAGGTACTCAGTCGTGACACGGTGAGAGGCGAATGATGATCGCGGGCGCCTTTGTCTTTGGCCTCGTGCTCGGCGTCGGGATCGGCATGATGGCCTACGCCATGATCGAACGGTTCCCGCTGTGAGTAATCCCTTTCAGATCGACGGCCCGGCCGTGATTTCCTTTTCAGGTGGGCGCACGAGCGGGTACATGCTGCGCCGGATCCTCGACGAAGGCCTCCGGCCAGACGTCCATATTCTGTTCGCCGATACCGGCAAGGAACGCCTCGAGACGTACGCGTTTATCCGCGCCTGCGCGCGCGAGTGGACGGTCGATATTCACTGGATTGAGCGGCCCGGCCAGTTTACGCAGTTGATCACCGATCGCGGGTACCTCCCGACCGTCGTCACGAGGTTCTGTACTGAAATGCTGAAGATCCGCCCGCAACGGGATTGGATGCGCGCGCATGGATACGAGCATTGGATCAACTGCGTCGGGATCCGCGCCGACGAACCGCACCGCGTCGCGAGGATGCGCGCCTCGAATGAGAAAGCCAAGGAACGGTGGGACGTCGAGCTCCCGCTCGCCGATGCCGGGATCACCCTCGCCGACGTGACGGCCTTCTGGCAGGCGCAACCGTTCGATCTCCAGTTACAACCGCACGAGGGCAACTGCGATCTGTGCTTTCTCAAGAGCTACAGCAAGATCAAGAACCTCGTCCGCGATCGGCCCGACCTCGCCGAATGGTGGGCGCAGCAAGAGGAGCGGATCGGGAAACCGTTTCGGATCGATCGTCCTGGGTATCGCGCGATGCTCAATCAACCCGACCTGTTTGAGGACACGACCGAGGATCTCATCGAGTGTTACTGCCATGATTGAAAACCGGCCGCGATCCGTGACGCCGTGATCGGTCGAGATCCGCGCGCGTCGTCGATCCGCGCACGTCGTCGCCGTAAGCCATTGACTCGAAAGAGGATCCGAGTGGGGGGAGGGGCAAGGTTAGGCCCTGGGAGGCCAGGATACCCCCTGCGCTGAGCTTAGTAAATACCGTTAAACACTGTAGAATGAGCCACTTACAAGGATATGGACGGATCAGAGGGCACTGAGGCCCGCGCCCGTAAGTCTGAGACGCCTGGCGAGCCAAAAGGCCGTAACTTAGGCGGCCGGCCGAAGGTGTCCGTACCCGAGCGGCAACTCCGAGGATCCCTCCCGACACCGCGCCGCAAACGGGCCCAGAAGGCGCCAGGACCGCCCCAGAGCGACGAACGGCGCCGGCGCCTACCGAAGGCCTACCTCCGGGACGCGGCCGAATACCGCGCCGGCGTCCTGAACGGGCGGATCCCGGCCTGCAAGTGGATCAAACTGGCCGTCGAGCGGCAGGCGGCCGACCTCGAGCGGGCCAAGACGGATCCGACCTGGCCGTACGTCTGGGAGGACTGGGAGGCGATCGCCGTCTGCCTGTTTGTCGAGCGCCTCCCGCACGTCGAGGGCCGTTGGCCGTCGGCGCTGATCCGCCTCGAGCCCGCCCAGGTGTTTTTGCTGACGACGCTCTTCGGCTGGCGCCGGCGGGCGGATCCGCGGCGCCGGCGGTTTACCTCGCTCTATTGGGAGCTCGGGCGCAAGGGCGCCAAGTCGACGCTGATGGCTGGGATCGCCCTGTACCACTTGCTCGGCGAGGACGAGAAAGGCCCGCAAGTGATTTGCGGCGCGACGACGGGATCGCAGGCGCGGATCGTCTTTGGGATCGCGCAACAGATGATCGCGCGCTCGAGTTACCTGCGCGGCGAGGGCCTGCGATCGTTTGTCAACGCGATCTGTGTCATTCGGGACGGCACGACGATCGGCAACATGCGCCCGATCAATGCCAAGGCCTCGACGCAGGACGGGCTCAACCCGTCGTGTATCGTGCTCGACGAGTCGCACGCCCAGACGTTCGAGCTCCATGATGTTTTGAAAAGCGCCCAGGGCGCGCGGGCCAACCCGCTCCTGTTATGCCCGACGACGGCCGGGTACAACCAACTCTCGATCGGGTTTGCCCTGCGGACGACGGTGTGCAAGATCCTCGAGCGCGTCGTCGAGGCCGAGCACGTCCTCGGCATGATCTACACGCTCGACGAGGGCGACGACTGGCGGGACGAGACGCTCTGGATCAAGGCGAACCCGCTCCTCGGGATTACGCCGGCGCTCGATTACATGCGCCAGTATTGTCTCGACGCGCAACAGACGCCCGGCCTCGAGGGCGAATTCAAAGTGAAGTGCTGCTCGCAGTGGGCGAACGCCGGATCGCCCTGGCTGTCGATGGCCCATTGGGACGCCTGCGCCGCGCCCGACCTGCGCCTCGAGGCCTTCGCCGGCGCGCCGTGCTGGATCGGCGCCGACCTGGCGCAACTCGACGACCTGGCCGCCGTCGCGTACGTGTTCGAGCACGAGGATCGCCTCGTCGCCTTCGTAACGTGCTATCTGCCGGCCGACGTCGTGCTCGAGCGGGCGCGGGCCGTGCCCGAGTATCGCCTCTGGAACGAGCGCGGCGAGCTCGTGCTCACCTTTGGGACGATGATCGACTACTCGAAAATCGAGGCCGACATTCGCGCGGCCTGCGCCCGGTTCACCGTCCGCGATATCTGTTTCGATCATTTCGGCTCGGTGCAAATCTCGGGCGCCCTGTTCAACTCGGGATTCCCGGCGCGGACGGAACCCAAAAACCCCAAAACGACGACGCCGCCGGCGCGCGAGCTCGAGGCCCGCGTCAAGCACGGCCGATTCCGGCACGACGGGAACACCTGCCTCCGATGGCAGGCGAGCAACGCCGTCGCGCGGATCGGCGGCGACGACACGATCTTTCCGCAGAAAGAGCGGATCGACTCGCCGAACAAGATCGACGCGATCGACGCGCTGCTCCTCGCGATCGGCGGCTACCTGCGCGGCCAGGCGATCCCGACGCCCCAATACGCGATGCTGGTCATGGGATGAAACCGCGAGGACGCCCGCGCCTCGACGCTCGCGATACCTCGCAATCGGTGACGATTACGTTGACGTCGAAACAATTCGATCGCCTCTGCGCCGAGGCCCGCCGCGGCGATCTCACCGTGCCCGCCGTCATTCGCCGGGCCCTCGAGAAAAAACTCGGGCGCCGGCCCGAATAAAAAACTTAAAAATCGACACGGCGCCAGGCCTCGCGCAGGCTTGACGGCCAACCGTGGATCGCGCGTACGCCCTCCTCGAGATCAAGGCCGTCGACGCCGAGCGGCGCCGATTTTCGGGCATCGCCTCAACGCCCGAGCTCGATCGCCAGGGCGACAGCATCGATCCCGCCGGCGCCACCTTTCGCGCCGAAATTCCGCTCCTGTTTCACCACGATCAAAAACAACCCGTCGGCACGGCGCGCCTGAGTCTGTTACCGGACGGCCGGATCGGGTTTGACGCCGAGATCGCGACCGTCGACGAGCCCGGCGTCCTCAAGAATCGCGTCGATGAGGCCTGGCAGTCCGTCAAGGCGGGCCTAATGCGCGGCGTCTCGATCGGGTTTCAGGCCGCGAAGGACGGGATCGAGCGCCTCGCGAGCGGCGCCCGCAAGCTCACCAAAACCGAAATTTGCGAGCTCTCGCTCGTGACGATCCCGGCGAACCGAAACGCCACAATTTTAACCGTCAAATCGTTAGCGGCGCCTGCGCGCCCGAGGTCTGCTATGAAAACGACTACCGGCGAACACGTCACGAACCTCGAGCACAAGCGCGCCGCGCACGTCGGACGCATGACCGAGATCATGGAAACCGCCGCGGCCGACGCCGCGACGCTCACCGACGAGGCCGCGACCGAACACGACGAGCTCGGCCTCCAGGTGAAGCAGATCGACGCCGATCTCGTGCGCTGGCGCGAGCTCGACAAGATGCAAGTCGCCGCGGCCGTGCCCGTGCCCGAGACGCCGAAAGGCGGCGGCCTGTTTATCGCCAACCCGCGGCCCGTGATTTCGGTTAAGGCGAACGTCGAGCCCGGGACCGGATTCATTCGGTACTGCCAGGCGCTCGCGGCCTCGCGGGGCAACGCGATGCAGGCCGTTGAGTACGCCAAACGCTGGCACGACTCGACGCCCGAGGTTGAGCTCGTGCTCAAGGCGGCCGTCGCCGCCGGCACGACGACCGATGCGACCTGGGCCGGGCCGCTCGCGCCGATCAAGCCGCTCACCGATGAATTTATCGCCTACCTGCGGCCGGCGACGATCCTCGGCAAGATCCCGACGTTTCTGAAGGTACCGTTCAACGTCTCGATCGCGGCCCAGACCGGCGGCGGGACGTACGGCTGGGTGGGCCAGGGCGCGCCGAAACCCGTCGGCAAGCTCGCGTTCGCGACCGTCACCCTCGGGATCACCAAGTGCGCCGGGATCATCGTGATCACTGAGGAACTCGCGCGCAACTCGTCGCCCGACGCCGAATCGGTGATCCGGCGCGATATGGTCGCGGGGATCGCGCAATTCTTGGATCAGCAATTCATTGACCCGGCCGCCGCCGCCGTCGCCGGCGTCTCGCCGGGCTCGGTGACGAACGGCGTCACGCCGATCACGACCGCCGGCCCGACGCCCGCGAACGCGCGCACCGATATTCAGGCGATGGCGAACGCCATGACGGCGCTCAACTTCTCGACGGCCGGCGCCTATTTGATTCTGTCGGAGAGTAACGCGCTCGCCCTGACGAACGC